TTATATGACTTATACGATCATTAAAATCTTTTTGACTATATTCACGAATATAATCAGGTTGCCACAACCATTCATTATGTGCTTTTAAATAAATACTATCTAAACTATATTTGGTTCTTTCTTCATTACCTTCAAAACAAACAATTAAATTTATTTCTTTATCTATTTGCTCAAAAGATTTTAGTAAGTCTGTAAAATTCCAACTATTTAAATAAGGCACATAACAATATCCAGTGTAGTTTTGAAAATCTACTTCAATCTTATCAACATTACACATTAAATAAAAAGAATTTTTAGGATTATTGTGATTTCTAATTCTTTTTCCAAAGTATTCTATTATTTCATCTTTATTATTTTTCATAAATTATCCTTTAGCCACTCTAGTAGTTCTAGTTCGGTTCCGTATTTTTCTTCAAATGCTTTTTTTCCGGCATGAAATGCAACACCATAACCGCCAGTCTGATGGTGTGAAGGGCAAAGTGGCAAACAATTTTCCGTGCTATTCCGTTGTCCGATTCCCATACCTGCTCGTATATGATGAATAGACGGTTGAGTATATACACCATAAACTTTTCTACAAGCAACACAACCAAACTCAACAAGTTTTTCAAAATATTCTTTCTCTGTTTTTTTCATAAGTCAAATTTAATTCCATTTGATTTTCCAAAATTAATTATTTTTTCTACATATTCATTAAACTCTTGAACAGATAATTTTGTTGTTGATTTCACAACTCTAACATCTTTTCCCATAATATTTCTAACTTCAGACAAAAATTCTAATTTAAAATATTCATGCATTTCATCTACAGTGTGTCCTGTGTAATCTGCACACAATTTGTATAAATGACCAAATAATAAATTGTTTTGTGGCAGTGACCTTTTTCCCTTGTTAATATCAACAGTTATCCTATAGTCACTTCCTTTTGTAAGGTTTTGTATTATTGAAGTAATTAAATTTCGGTTCGTGTCTGTAAGGATCATTTCTCTTTTTTTGAAGTTCTTTATCCCAGTTTTTTGATTTATATTCTCTTCCATTTTTTAATACCACTCTCCATTCACATTTTCCAAAATGCTCTTTTAATGTCTTGTATATTTTTGATTTTTCAAACCAGTAATTATCTTCATACCATTTCATAAAATGATATCCCTATATCGCAAACTATCAACATCAAAGTAGAATTGCAAATTACCTTCCCATTCATAATGCCTTTGCTTTACACAATATAATATACTATCAGGCATTTTTGCTATATCCTCATCAGAATATCTTCCAGTTTGCCTTTTTGATTCTTTGTCTACCCTGTATTGAATAAAAACATTGTCTGCTAAATTGGTAATATTAGCACTACCTGAAACATCATGTTTCTTTGGTGCTTTTGCAATCTCATCATTTGTTTTTCTACTATGAGCAACTAAATGTATATGACAATTTAAATCTCTTGCGGCAACACAAAGTTTGTCAACAAACTCTTTTTGCCCTTGGTAATCGTCTTCTGCAACACCACATTTCATAAGAGAATCAATTACTATTTGAGAACAACCTAACTGCTCAACTGAATAATATATAACTGATAATACAGTGCTTGGTGTTACCACGCCTTGTTGGTCATATAGGTAAAGTTTTCTATCTGCCCTTCTACAAAACTCGGTAATATATTCATCACTAGGTTTTAACATTCCACTGACCTGTCTTATTGACCTAGCAAGTGTTGACCTGGGCTGCATCTCAAAACTGGCAATCATACATTTATGGTCAGCAAGTAGGTGCATCATTATTTGATTCAATATAAGTGATTTACCATGTCCTGACCAACCACTCCAAATTGTCATTTCTGATGGTCTAATCCTAAAGCAATTTTTTGAACTTAACCATGGAAGCAGTGTTCCTTTGTGGTAATCACCACTAAAATATTCTTTGACATCATCAATATAGTCACTTGGTGATTTTATTTTAAGATGCTCATCATTATCTCTTTCGTCAAAATAACTTCTTATTTCTTTTTCAGAGACAATAAGATTCTTTACTTTATCTTCTAGCGTTTTCATATCCCTCCCTTATTCTTTGATACGCAATAATAAATCTATCATAATCCTCATTGCTTATTTGTTCTTTTTTCCTTATAGATAAAGCCATCATTAATACAATCATAATTTCATCTCTTAAACTTTTTAAAACAGCATAAGGATTAAATATTTTACCAACAGGTTTTAAATCATCAATCCTATTTGGTATGATGTCATTAAAAGATAATCCAACACTTCCAATAATATTCTCTATATCACAACCTGCAAAGCAATTCATAAGAACTCTTCCGTCATCATTAAATTTTATTGATAATGATGCTGTTCTATCATTGTGTGCAGGACATAAACATTGGTATTGATTATTTTTTGATGTTCTACTCACTTTGTTAAAATGAGATAGGATTTGGTGCATTTCCAATTAATTTTCCTCCTCTTCTTTTCTCTTCTTTACTCTTCTCTTCTCTGTCTAGCATTTTGCTATCGCCTTGCATAACAAATGCTGACAAATTGTTTAAAAGCTCTATCACATCACTTTCATTCCGTCTTGTTCTAAAAGCAATTTTTTTTGTATCGGGTAAAATTCCATCAATACAACTAGAAGCAATCAACCATATTTCTACTAAAAACTTAGCCTCATCACCTGTTAGCTCATACCAGTCAGGTTCTTCCATAAGTTCTTTATGCAGCTTAATCCATGGTGGGTTTCTATGCTTATAATGTTGAAACTTATTCCAATTTTTAATCTTGTATATTGGCATCCAATATTCCTTCTCTTGCCATATTAAGAATTTGCAATTTTCTTAACTCAGGTATAGTTCCTTTTTTTGCCCAGTATTGAACAGATTGAACAGAAACTCCAAAAGCCTCTGCCATCTTTCTTCTACTGTTACCAAAATATTTTAACGCTTCATTTGTTTTCATCTTTTTCCTTTCTACCACGATGAATAATAAATTAAATCCATTTTTTCAAATCCCCGAATCACAACTAAATTATCAATGCTGTTAGCTGTATACCTAACTGCATCATAATAATAATCGTCATATTCATAACTCCCATAAAAACATCCTTGATAAGTGGGCAATAATTTTTTTGACAATTCTTCGTTTCTCTCATCTAAAACTTTATAACATACTTCTCGAAGTTTCAAAAGAGTTTTCAAACTAAGGTAATAATCTTTGCAATCATCATTTCCATTTTGCACATTATCCACAAACCATTTATGAATATGATTTGCTTTTCTCCAATAAATTGCATCATACCTTATAGATGTAGGCCTTAACTTATGTTTGTTTTGGTTTTTTATCTGCTCAACCAAATCATCACTTTCTTCGTCCCACAAATACTGTTCACTTTTTAAATACATATCTAAACCCATTGTTTTACTCCTTATAATTAATCACATTTATGATTCTATATTATAAAAAATCATTTGCAAGTTTTTTTTACAAAATAAGTTGCAATTAATATTGGTTATGTCATAATTAAGTTGTGATAAATATTTGGAGTAAATTATGAAAGTAAATTTTGAAAGTGAAATAGAGGTTGAAACTAAGTATGGCTCTCAATATAAACCAGTTTATGTTGTTGCAAATGTAACTGCTGAGCCTGATGCTTATGCAACTGGTGATAGTCCAACATTATATGATGTAGAAATTGATTCTGTAACTTTAGATGATGAAGAAGTTGTAAATAAACTTGATCCTATTATTATAGAACATTTAATGAATGAAGTTTTTACTAAGGATATATTATGAAAGAACAAAATCATTGGAAAAGAAACCATAAATTAAATGAAGAGATTTTGAGGTCTTGGGTTGATTTTGAAAACTCAAAAGCAAAACCTAGTTATTGGAAATTATTAGGTAATGCTCTGTTAGTTTTATTTATGGTTGTAATGTTTTGGTTATTTGTATGTTTTATGTTTATGTTAGGGTAAATATGGACGAATACGAAAAACTAAAAGAACAAGCAAGAATATTAAGTATCCTAAACAAAGAAATAAATTGGGATGAATTATTTGAAAAGCTTGATAATAACTTTGAAAAAATGAAGGAAAATTATGAAAAAAATTGAAATAAAAGGAAAAGAATATGTTCAAGTAAATGAGCGTGTTCTTGAATTTAAACTGCAATTTCCAAAGGGAAGAATTATTACTGATGTTATTAGCCATGAAGATGGAAAGGTGGTTATGAAAACTTCAGTTTATGCGGATGATAACGCTGCCTCTTTACCTATGGCTACTGGCTGGGCGTATGAAATAGAAGGCAGCAGCAATGTAAACAAAACAAGCTACCTTGAAAACTGTGAAACTTCTGCAGTGGGTAGGGCTATTGGGTTTTTAGGTATTGGCATTGATACTAGTATTGCAACTGGCGAAGAAGTTCAAACTGCCATTATGCAACAAAGTGAGGTAGATAAAGAAAAACCTAAATATGAAAAACTGTTAAGAGATTGTGGCACTAGTTTTGAATTAAAAGAAAAGTGGCTGCAAATACCACCAAACATTAGACATCACTTAAAAGAGGTGAAAGATGAGCTTAAAGCATCTTACGGACAAGAAACGAACTAATAAAATAATTACCGCATCTCAAGCGCATAGGGTTATTCATGATAGAAAAACTCTATGGAAAGAAATGACAGGGAAAGTTCCTAAATTTCAAGGTAATGAGATGACTGATTGGGGTAATACATACGAACCTGTGGCTATTTCTGAATTAGAAAATTATTTGCAGGATTATGTAGAAGAGGGAAATATATTTCATGTCCACAAAGAACTTCCACTAGGAGCATCACCTGATGGATTTTACGAAGGCAATCCAGTAGAGGTAAAATGCCCATGGACACAAAAGATATACCCAAACATACCTGAAAAATATATGTGGCAAATGCAAATACAAATGGAAGTGTTAGATAAACCAAAATGTATATTTGCCGTTTGGACACCTGCAATGTTTCATGTGGAACAAGTTCAGCGTGATAAAGAATTTATTAAATGGTATATGCCGTTTGTAAATGAATTCTTAGACTATGTCAAATTAGACAACGAGCCTAAGAAATGGAATAAAAAACCTAAATACAACAAGGAGAAAGTATGAAAGAAAATGTAGTATTCAAAATATTACGAGCATCTAATGGGTGGGTTATTGAAGCTATTGATGGTGAAAGAATAGTTGCAATTGACAGCGTTCAGGTTCATGAAGAACTTGGTAAAATTTTAAAAAAATATTAAGGAGTAATATATGGCACAAGATAAAGAATTTCCTGATGGGTTAATTTTTAAACCACCAAGAGATAATGCACCTGATTATGTAAAAGGAAGATTGTCTATTAAAAGAGATGATTTTATCAAATGGTTATCAAATAAAGCAGATGATTGGGTTAATTTAGATATGCTTGTTGGTAAAACTGGTAATTACTATACATCAGTAGATAATTGGAAACCTGACCCAAGCAGACAAACTAAAACAGTTCAGGATATGCCTGATGATGTTCCTTTCTAAAATAAACAAGGGGTCTATGACCCCGTTGTTTTATTTGTTGCAGATATACATTGTAACTTCAAAGCCAAAACGCATTTCTGTAGCTGTTGGTTTAGTCCACATAGCAATTCTCCTTTCTTTAGATTTCATATTAAATTTTATACCTTTTATTAAAATTAATGATAAATATGAAATGAGATTAGCATCATGAAAAGCATGAAACACTCAGGCATGAGTTATGAAGAAAGAAACAAGGGTGATAATTTTGCAGAAGATTTTTTTGAAGATTATTGCAAAAATCACTATATAAGAAGAATTGGCTTTGATGAAAAAAAGCAACCAGTTGATATGTTTTACAATTTACCAATTATGATTAGGAATATTCCTGATTATTATGTAATTGCAAAAGGCAAGTCTTTTTTATGTAATGTAAAAGGAACAGACAATATCAAACAAAAGGAAAGAGAAATTATGGCAGATTTGTATAAAAATTTTTCCAACAAAGACTGCCAACTTATATATGCTTTTTGTTTTAAAGAAAATAATAGACCAATATTTAAGTCTATTGGTGAGGTGATGTCATTGTATGATGAAGATGAAGACAAGCAGTGGCATGATGGTGTAGTCTACAGAAACTTAAAATTAAGAAAGGTAAATTATGAGCGTAGATGATTTTGAAAAAATAATGGAAGACCACATGAAACTTCCTAAGTATTACAATTTGGACGAAGAGAGAGGTCTAGGTTTGCAATGGCTAAAAGAAGCAGGAGCAGGTCATTTGTCTGGTGTAGAAGCTGACAATGTTTGTAATATATTTAAATACGGAATTAGATATGGAAAAAAAACAATACATTGGCAAGGGAAAGCAGATGATGCTCTTAAAATAGCAACATTTGGCTATCTTTTGTATATGCACTGCAAAAAAGAAATTGACAAAGAAAAAGCAGCGTTAGCAATTAATGAAGAAAATGATGCTGATATTGATAACCCTTTATATGATAGTAGTAGTTAGGAATTTATATGTTTAAAAAAGTGTGTATTGAAGGAACTTGGCTAAATATTAATTTAGACAAAAAAAATGACAATGATTTTAAAATCACTGTGTCAAACAAAATAACAGGGAAAAAATATAATGTATTCCCTAATGATATTTTAACTGTAGGAGATAAACATGAATGATTTAACATTTTTTGAAAAATTTGTAATTGTTGTATCTTTTTGGTGTTTTTTATCTTTTGGTGTAGCGGCAGCAACAAAGACAATATGGTTGCCTGACGGAACTATAATAGTTTGCACAGTTGACCCAAGTGGCGTGACTGTTTGCTTGTAAAAAAAGCTTGACAAGTTTTTACTGGTATATCAAAATAAAAGTGTGATTAATAAGGAGTAAATTATGAATAATGTTCAAAAAGTAGAGTTTGTAAAAGGTAAAGATTTAGTTACTATTGAAATCTTTGACAAAGAACCACAAGAAATTCAAAACCCTTGGAGTGGTGATACCTGTATGTTAGAGCCGTTAGCAGTTGGTGTCTATGATTATATCAAAGGGTGTGAGATGCTTGGAATGTCTGAACAAATGCTTGATGCTTTAGGTTGGTTTAGACGAAATTACCCAAAAGAATATATGTTATTATTAGATTAAGGAGGATATGATGAATGTATTCTATTTAGATGAAAATCCAAAAATTTGTGCAATGCACCACAATGACAAACATTGTGTAAAAATGATATTAGAGTATGCTCAATTGCTGTCCACTGCTCACAGGGTGTGTGATGGTGTTAAAATTATTATAGATATTAATAATAGAAAAAACACACAATACAAACTTGCTGACAGTCGTGATGACAATATTTATAAAGCTGCTTTTGTAAACCACCCTTCAGCAATATGGGTTAGAAAAAGCAGATATAATTATATGTGGCTTCGTATGCTGTGGGAAGATTTGCTTGATGAGTATCATTTAAGATATGGCAAATACCACGCTGCTGAAAGACTTAAGCCTTTTTTAATTAACCACCCAACTAATATTTCTAATGACAATTTTACGCAACCTACCTGCGCAATGCCTGATGACTGTAAAATAAGCCCTAATGCTTTAGTTAATTATAGGATATACTATAAAAAATATAAATCACATTTGGCTAAATGGACAGGTAGAACTGTCCCTAGTTGGTATAATAAAGGTATAAATTATGACGGATATAAACATTAAATATTTTGATATTAACTCTTTAAAACCATACCCAAAAAACAGTAGAACACACAGCGATGGGCAGATAAAGCAAATTGCTAATTCTATTCAAGAGTTTGGTTGGACAAACCCGGTATTTATAGACAATGATATGAACATCATTGCAGGTCATGGCAGGGTTATGGCTGCAAAGACTATTAATATACAAAAAATTCCCTGTATTCAAGTTGACCATTTAACAGAAACCCAAAAAAGAGCTTATGTGATAGCT